ATGGCCGTGAACATCGACAACCTGACCATCACCACCCCGGTCGCCAAATCAGCCACCAACCCCGTCGCCCTCGAACTGACAGGCGCCCAGGCCCTGACGACCTTGCCGCAGGTGGTCAGGCGCCTGGCCGATGGCACTGTGCGCCTGATGGCGCCGACCCGTGGCGCCGCAAGCAAGAGCACCCACCGCACCCGCTGCGAATGGAAAGAACCCATCTACTGGGCCCTGGGCAGCGCCACGCGCCACCACAACCACCAACGCATGCTGTTGCAGCAGGTCAACGCCGCGCAGAAGGTGGTAATCGCGCAGATGCACGTGAAAGACGACGACAGCCCGGCGATCAAGGTGTTCTGGAACAAGGGCAAGATCACCCTCGGCTTTCGCCAGGACTACAACCAGGTGACACCAGTCAACAGCACACTGCTCGCCGAAGTGCCGCTGGGCGCCCCGTTCGATATCACTATCGACGTGAGCGCGGCAGGCGCGGCTACAGTGACAGCCGCCTGCAATGGCCGTAGCGCCAGCACCGGCGGCTTGCAGTTGGCGCCGACCTGGAGCGGTCGCACCTTCAATTTTCACGGTGGGGTATACAACCAGATGGACTTCAGTGATAGCACGCCTGCCGAGGACGCTTCGGCATGCGTGATCAGCCAGCTTGACTTGACTCATCAGTAAGTGAATTGGCCCACTCCTTGGCGCGGGCACGATCAGCAACTGCGGGTCGATCAACTACCAGGCCATGCTCGGAAGAGATCGACCCACGGCAATACGTCATGGAAAAGCGCAAGATCGATGAAAAATTCAGTAACGGTTATTGAGGGCTGAAGGGCATGGCCTTCACGAAATTCTGACATTCATGAAGGCAGACTGGTCTGGCTTCGATACGTTCTGTTCAACCCGCCACTTTGGCGGGTTTTCTTTTTTCTGCTGTTTTGTTCTTGAAATGGCTGCGCGTTGACAACTTTTTCACCTGGGCCATGGCATGGTGAAGGCTCATCCGTGAAACACTTGGCCCGCCCTCCCCAGCGGGCCTTTTCTTGCCCGCTGCATAGCCTCTAGTCGAATGCCCCCTCAAGCACTTCGTAAATAAGGCCAGTCGCGACCGCGACCAGAATCAGGTCGACACCTACCTGCATCCACTCATACCCTTGATAACGCGGCAACTGGCCCAGCAGCCGGCCATCCAGCTTTTTGGCGATACCGGGCGGCAACGGCTTGCCGCGCGCGAGGTTTTTCTGGATGCCAGGCGGCAGTGCCGGGCTCGAGCCCCAGTAGCCACGATGGCCATTGAGGATGTCAAACACATGGCCCCGATCAATCGAAGGGCCGGCGTTGCGGGTGTGGCTACCAGGATCGTGCTTTCCACCTGAATTACCATGCTGTTGCTGACCTTGGCCATGGCCCTTGCCATTACCGGGGTCGGCAAACGACAAGCAAGGGGTCAGCGCCAGCAATATCACGGTCGTGCATGCAACAATTGTCTGATTTCGGCTCATGCTCTGATCCTTGGCCACAGAGAGATAGCTTGCACTGTAGACCACGGCGAGTGCTGCTACGCTCATCCGGGTATGTCGCTCATCAGGGAGAAGGTCATGAGCTTCGACTGGCACGCGGGGCCGATCACCCGCACAACACCGCTGGACAAGCACTATCGCAACACGCAAAAGGTCAGGCGGTTTCTCATCGGCGAATGCGGCGAGGCCTTCAAGTTCGACCGTGCTTTCATGGCGTGGATCAAGAGCGGGGCAGCGACAACAATGGGCGAGGTTGCTGATCACTGGCTACACACGCACAGTTGACGCGTGCCGGTCCGCGAATGCTTGGCATAGCGTGCAATGAATGCTGAACCACAACATGGGCAACTTGGCTCAACTGCCCTGGCACTGGAAACTCGGGTAAAAGCCGAAGGGCGATCACCAAGCCTAAGCGCAAGCGCGAACAAGGCTTGTCGGATACGCTACAATCTTTCGCTTATTTCTCTTTGCAGCCTGGTTCATCGATAACGCTCTGGCAGCTGGTCGAGCAGCCACTAAGTGCCTGACGCCCCTCTTCAGCTGCTCTGAACAAGGCGGCCGAGTACGCTTGAGCTCAACGATAGATTCAGTTTTACCAAGGATTTGCTCTGTGTTTTCCGTCCCCAGCATCAATGCATTATTCACCGACCGAACGACAGTACAGGAAGCAGCAGATAGCATAGCCAGCCTGTACCGAGTGCCGTTGCTCGCTTTTGCCGTTCGCCCAGCGCTGATTGGCGCGGTCATGGCTGCGATCCTGTGGTTTCCCTTCGGTGTTGCCGGCATCGCCGGAGGCATGCTGCCTATAGCACCTTTTACCTGGATCCACTATCGGCGATTCAGCAAATCACGCAAGGCCGTTGAGGCAGAGATGGTGGGCCGGCTGCTGCTGGGCCTGAAAGCGCTGGATATCCCGCAGGGAGCAGCCGAGGCCATGATAGGCCTGTGGCTGAACAACACGCGTCGCGGGTTTACCTTCGATATCGATAGGGAGATTCGCCTGTACGATGCAACCCTATCGCCAGAAGCCATTGCCCGCCGAGAAGCAGAAGCAAGTGTGCGTCGTAATGAATAGCCGGTGGTCCCAGCCAACATCAATACCTGCTGGCGCCCCCTAATTCGCGGCGTTTTTGGGCCGTATTGGCAAACACCACACCAGGCAATAATAAAAGACCTCGGCGAACACCGAGGCCTGATCCCTGTCACGAGAAAGCAGGGCAAGAACGAGTGGCTGCTAACACCGGTCTTCGCGGTTTAAGGCAACAGATCGTAGGTGACGCAAGCGCGACTTGGGGCGCCACCGTTTGCAGTAATCCAGAGCCCATACCCAGCAGGAATTTGCACCTGATAGGGGAGCTGCTGAACAGCGCCAGGCCCAAGTGTCACAAGAACAGGTTTTCCGACGGTATCGGTGGCGCTTTTAGGAGCCACAGTGCCTGTAACAAGACCGGCCCAGCTCGCCCCAGTAAGCGAGCAAGTGCGAATAACAGCGCCAGCTACGTTGTCAGCAGGCTTGATGATCGCGTCAATGCCATACACATCGGTAGCGTAGGACTTTGCACCAACAGTTACTAATTCCATTCTTTCACCTTTTAAGTCGACTGATTTTGCGGAAAATTCCGCTTCCATGTCGCTCAAAGGCGATCGCTTTTTGCTTTTCCACGGAGAACCCAGGACGACGTCAGAGAACGCACACCTGCAGCTACCGAGACAGGCGTATAATCTCATCAACACACTGTACATGCAACCAGTATTTTAATTCCTGATCGCTACCTGCTGGCCAGCCAAGGTTGCGTCGGAAATCGAAAAAGAGATCACGAAACGCGTTTACAGGCGCGTCGAGGAGATTGTCAGCCCTACAAAGTAACGGCTGATGCGGAAACGATGACTGATTATGCGGAAACGATCTGCTTTTCTCGGCGCAAAGAAAAACCCCGCAGATCTAGATCTGCGGGGTTTCGAATAGTGGAGGCCGAGGTCGGAATCGAACCGGCGTAGACGGATTTGCAATCCGAGACTAATTCTCTTTATTTTCAGTGACTTAGACTAAAATCAATTCCGCACTAAAGCTATACCTGTGCGCCTGGAAGCCTTTAAATTCAAGGCGCACAAATCTAGTTGCGGAACTGTTTTTCACCCCTCCTCCGGCGTTCTGCCGACCACGATCCGTCCTGGCTCGTCCCTCTCCCACTCCTCTGCAGATTCATACCTGAGCAGGCCGATGGCCCAGGCCTCTTCATGCTCCAGCAGCGCCCAGGTCCTTGCCGCCTCGACAAGCTCCAGCATGTCGGACAGCATGCTGGCATCGACCTCTCGCCTGCGCCTGGCCGCATAGGCCATTTCGTTGAGCACCGCGGCGCGCCCGTCCGGGTCTGTGACCAGGGCCGAACTGTCGTAGAGCTCGTCCAGCCACGGCTGCGGTATGCCCGCCAGGCTACTCAACACGGCACCACCAGGACTGTGAGCACAGCACCCCATCAACTTCTTCGAAGCCGGTGATGTTCATGCCCAGCTGTGCCATCCCATTCACGCAGGCGTCGTGCAGGCGCGGGATGATGTCGCCACCGGGCGTCGGGTTGAACACCCATGCCTCGATGCACGGGCGCCCGAACACCCTGCTGTGGCCGTATTCGATGTGCACGTCTGCGCGCAGCGGCTTGATCTTCGCGAGCTTGTCGTTGGGGATGGCGACGCCGCGCTCTCGGCGGCGAACAAGGAGGAAGTACATACGGCACCAATACTGTATATCGATACAGTATTTGACCATTCAAACGGATGGCCAGGCCAGTACCGACTATCGACAGGCAGAATTTGCCGCTTCCAGCTGCTTCTCGTATCCGATCCGCTGCCGACGCTCAGTAGCCGTTCGCCGTGAATGCGAAGTTCGCAAGACATAGCAGCAAAGCGGTGCATCCCAAAAGCGTATCGATAATGCATCGACGCCTCAGTCGTTCACCTTGCTCACGAAGGGTAGCGTCCGCCAACCCTTGATAACGGCGCTTGTACAAAAATGACATCATCTTGAACTCGACGCCCGTCTTGAAATAGACGGGCCCCTTGGTCCCAGGCAGGAACTCGGGACAGCGCGAGGTCAAGTCGCCCAGATACTTTCTGAAGCGGTACTGCGTGATCAGCGCCCTGATGAACCCGACTGCAAACACCAGCAACATCAGAACACGAGTCCAAACGGCCAGATCCTTCACAGCTCACCCTCCTCTACCCGGCTGGCCTTGTCAGGCCATTATAGGACGCTTCACAGGCCTGGCCTGCTATTCGGGCTTTGTCATAAGCAACCGCCAGTTCTCCCGCTCGAGCATCAGCCCGTGAGAGCAGGTCGGAGAGCACCATGGCGGCACGGGTGGCTGCCTTGCCTCGCTCGATAGCGGCGGTATCCGTGCCGGGGCAACTGACGGTGGCGGCGAGCTTGGCGCCTTCGTCGCGCAGCCGCTGGCCAGCAGCATCGGCGCCAGCAGCGCCAGAATCAGCAATCGTTCGTTCTTCCTGGGCATGGGCTCTCGCATCCTCTTGCGCCTGAGTGCGTCGTTGTTCTTCTGCTCGAGCATCGCGCTCACCAAGCACTTCGGCCAGGCGATCGCCGCTGTCGCGCTGAGCTGATGCTGTTGCAGCCTCGGCACGCTCAACTGATCGCCCGTGCTGGTAGACGAGCCAGTACGACCCGACCACGGCCAGCAGTACGATCACTCGCACGCCCCAGCCGCTCACGCAGCCCCCAGGAACAGTTCACGCTCAGCAGCGCGGCGGCGGACCAGGCCCGGCAGCACCTTGCCACCCGCCTTGTTCCAGCGCGGGAACTGCTCAGCGGCGGCGGCATAGTCCCCGACATTGAGCAGGCGCCGCAGCGTGGACGATTCGAGGTTGGCCGAGCCCAGGTTGTAGGTGAAGCTGATCAGGGCGTCCCACTGGTTCTGGTTCAACGGCGCCGTCACCAGCCGCTGCACCTCGGGCTCGAAGCGCTGCACGTCGTTCAGCAGCATCCGCTCGGCCTGCTCCTTGCTGATCGACATGCCGGCCTTCACGCCACGAGTGGTGCCGTAGCCGATGGTCCAGACGCCGACGGCATCCTGATACCCGTCACGGTAGGTGTCGTAGCAGTGGTTGAAACCCTTAGGAGTGCCGATTCGCAGCGCATGCCCGCCTTTGCGCGACTCTCCGGTCTGGGGAATCGTGTACTGGCAGGTCGAGAGCATCGGCCTGAGCACTTCTTCCCAAGCTGCCCACGGACAGTCCGCCCATTCGTCCACCAAGACGAAGAACAGGCCAGAGCCCCGCAGGTTGTCGTAATTGTCCAGGCCGACCACACGCATGATGTGGCCTGACTTGAGGGTGATCGAGCACTCGGTCTCGTTCGGTCGGGCAGCGCGCCAGACCTCAGGGATGGCCTGCTTCAGGCGCCGCCAGAAGACCCGCTTGGCCTGCTTAAACGTCGGCGCGCCATACCAGATCTCGTCCTCGACGCTCACTCCCCACTCCGCAGCCAGCCGGGCCGCGCGGCGCATCTCTGCCTTGCCGAGGAAGGTCTTGCCGAACCGACGCCCGCACACCGCATCACGGAAGCGCGCCTGCGGCTGGAAGCCCCACACGTAGATGTTCGCCTGCTTCGGCGTCAGTTTCACCGGCGGGTCATAGGTACGGGGTAGTCGGGACACCTTCGTCTGGCTCCAGCTTGTACTCAGCAACGGCGTGCGGCTGATCCGCCTGGGAGCCAAGAGGCTTGTCGGGTTCTAGCTTGCGGTTGATGTACATGTCGCCGCACTCCTTGGCTGCCTGCTCGTACAGCTGGGCAGTCAGCGCCAGGTTGCGCATGTTCTCGGCCTTCTCAGCCATCCGGCCAAGACCACGAAGGCGAAACGCCCGGTTGGCGATTGGAATGTCGGCAGTCTCGGTGCGGAAGCGCTCCCGGCACAGGTTGAACAGGTCCACCCACTTCTGGCCAAGCTTCTGCCCGGCATACTTGGTCGGGTCGTGCGACTCGCACTGCTGCCGGCTGATCTCGATGCCGAACTCCCTCTTGACCGCCTCAGCTACCTGAGTAGGCGTATCGAAACAGGCCAGCGCCTGCACGATGTAGGCTTTGACCTCGCTTCGTAGTGCTGCCATGGGTTTGTCATCCGTCAAAACCTGTCAAAAATCAGGCCGACTTGAGTAGGCAGGTTCCGCAGGCCCTCGAAATGTTGATCTTGGCCACCTCAGGCGGCCGGCTTGCGGCGTCGATCAGCTGCTGTACGTCTTCACTGGCACCGTAGCGCCGCACCACCCCGACGAACTCCTCGACGTCATGTCCACGCAGGTAGAGCTTGGGCAGCCCGTCCTGAGTGAACTTGGGCGCGCCATATTCATCGGTCGCCTGTGCGATGTGATAGAGCTCGTGCTCAATCAGGGCGCAGAACTCAGCGTCGTTGCACTGGGCGCAGTAGTCGGCGGCCAGGGTGATGAGGTAATCCGGCTCCTCGCCGAACCACTCCCGCATCTGCTGCTCTTGCCGGGCCTTCTGCCATCCGCCAGCGCGGAACATCAGCTGCTCTGCCTGGCCAAGGACTACCCGCCCCTGCTTGGCGAATCCGCTCGATGCCCACAGCACACCGATATTGGCGCCGATCAGGTGGACATGCTCTGGGTTATGGATGCTGCCGGTGTCGGCAAGGATCTCGGCCTGGAGCCAGTCCCACACCTCAGGGGCTGGAGCCAAACGGATACCGAAATCGGAGAGATCGGACAGCTCAAGCAGTGACGACGGAGGGTATGGCCTATCCATGGTTCACCTTGAGCTTGAAATGATGGCTTGATGCCGGTATTAAGTGCGTCCTTTCAAATGTAGGGATACTCACTCCATGTTCCGCGTTCAAAGCGTTTCTATCTTGGCGTTCGCGCTTGCCACAGCAACTCTGGCCGGATGTGTCGCGACACCTACATGGATCAACAGAGGGCCAACAGATCTGGTCACCGGCTCAGGCCTGATCTCTTGCTACACGGACGCGAACATCATCGATGGCGAAAGAATGGAAGGCACTATCTGCGCTACACCCGAGTCGGGCTTCTTCGGCGGCGGTGAGCCAGAGATCTACTTCGGCCCATGGAATAGAAAATTCATGAAAGAGCCTGCAAGCACCACAACTGCTGGTATTACTCGCGATTACCGAGGCAAGAAGGTGTTTCTGCAGTGCAACCCTGTACTTGGCACAGATGAAAAAACCGAGGTTGGGCGCGACTGCAAGGTAACAGTCAATGGCCAGTTAATCGTCAGCGCGAACGTGATTTTCAAAAAGTAGGCTATTTACCTGCCGCACTCACCTGCGGCACACCTACCCTGCTACGCGAAACGTCACGACCTTGCCGCCGGTGTAAATGTCGCGCTTCATGGCAGCGCGTACCGCCTCTTCAGCGCTTGCGCCCATATCCATTGCGACCAGGGCATAGGCCGAGCCGCTGCCGATTGCGTCGGGATTGGCCGGATCGAGGTCCTGCCGCCATACGCCGGTCTTGTCGTCATGGCCCACCATCTGCAGCCTGCCGCCATCAACCACGTAGCCCGAGCACTCGACAGGCACCGGCGACGGAGTGCCGAAGTAGGCCGCAATCAGGGCCTTCTCGTCGCACACGGCGCCGGACAGGAAGAACCTGACGCCATCCACGACCTGGTGCTTCACCACGTCATCCGACACGATGGCGCCGCCGCGGGTCTGGCGGGAGTCGCAGGCGATAACGCCGTCCTTGTAAGCGATGGTGGTCATGGCATTCCTCAGGCGAACGGGTCAGCCGGATTGGCGATCGAGCGCACGAACCACATGAAGCCCTGCTGCAGGTTAGTCTTGGCCAGGGCCAGGGTTCGCTGGTCCACGCCTTCGATCTGGCCGATCTGCTTGAACAACTCGCCGACGTCAGCCTCCAGGGCCTCGATCGAGCTCATACCGTCGATCTCGCTCTGGGTGAGGTCGCGGTAGCCAGTGATCTTCTTGTGCTGGTAGTCCATGGGTGATCCTCTGGTGGTCGCACCACGAAACGGCGCATTGTGAATCTGTGGCGCGGAGACATATGCTGCCTGCAACATGAAGCCTCCACTGAGATAGAGATGAGCAAACTCGCCATGCTACGCATTGCCCTCACAATTGGCGCAATCGTAGGTATCGCGCCGGTGACTGCGATATTCATCTGGGGCTTGCCGATACTGGTATTGGCAGTTTTTCAAACGCAGGCTCCGATCCTGGCCGCTGTGGCTATCGTTGCATCTCTGGTAGGGCTGTGGGGGTGCTGGAAAGCTTACAAGGCCGGGATGGCAACCCATCCCGGAGCCGGTCATGACTGGAGAGTGATCACAGCCGTGGTAGTTGCGTTAGGCTGGGGAGCCATCTGGGCCGCAGTCTGGGGTTTGAATCTCTGGATATTGGCTGTTTTCCTAATGCCAGGAACTACAGCTGCCATCATGCTGGCCATCACAGCCTGCAGGGCTCGTCGAAGTTATCAAGCATGTCAGGCTAAGGAGGTACCCGGTGAAGGTATCATTAGCCTTGAGCCTTGCGAGACAGGAACAGGTCGGAGTAGCCGCGAAGCTTCTCCACACCCATGAAGCCAACAGCGCCGCCGGCGAACGTCGCCATGCCCTGCGGCAATCCCATCCACTCAAGGAGGGGCACCAGGGCCAGCGTAATCATTCCGCACAGCGCGCCTTCCAGCAGCATCTGCCGCGTGCTGCCACCGCCGTATACCACGCGCAGAGCGGCGATAGCGACCGACAGGCCGGCGGCGTAAAGCTGTGGCTGATGTGCAATCAACCACGCGAACACAGCGGCCCACAGGCCCGGGTCCTTTTCTGGCATGTTCGGCATCTCGATTCCTCCCGTTGCGGGGAGCGGGGTTACTTGGTGGGGGTGACCGCGGCGACCAGCAGGGCATGGCCCTTGGTCAGGTCAGCGCGGGCCAGGCTGGCGATGGAGCGATCGACGGCAGAGTGTCCGCCGAGCAGGAAGTTGAGCTCGGACAACCCCTCCTTCAGTTCCGCGACCTTCTTCAAGACGGTCGCTTCGTAGTCGCGGCGAGTCTCGGCGACAGTGCGCTGCACGTCCGCAAGGGCCAGGCCTGTACCGGATGGGTGCGCGTCGCGCTCGAAGGAGCAAGGCCAAGGTGCATCAGTTAATACTGCGCCGTACACAGCGCCGTCAGCGTGGAAGAACTCCGGTCTCGAGCCGCAGGAGATCAGGCTCGACCGCTTCGGCAGATCAATGTTGATCATCTGGCGAGTGAGTTCCAGGTACTCGCCCGGGTCAACCTCAGCCAGGCTGGCCAGGCCTGGCCCCAGGCGATCAAGGTTGCCGCCAACGACGGCATCGATGACGTATTGCTTGAGGCGCTTCGACTCTTCGCTCATCTGTTTGCTCCAGAAACCAAAAAGCCCGACACAATGGTCGGGACTCTTGAGGCCCTCTTCGGGCAATAAAAAACCCCGCACTTGGCGGGGTTTGATGTGAGCCGATTAGGCCCGAATCAGAGCGGCGGTCAGGCAGGTTGCTACGATTCCGGCGCCAACATTGTTGCTGGTTTCAAGAAACGCGGTGTCGATGTTAGCCATTTCACTAACCTCCTTCGTAGACGGAGCCACTACGGTTGGCTGCTGCAATTTGAGACTCAGATACTTCAGTGCAACAAGAATCAAAAATCCAACAGCGCCGGCTACGAGCAACACACCTGACACTAATGCCGATAATCCCGAAGGGATGTGGTCATCAGTCCTATGCACGCAGGAATGACAGGATGGGAGTAATTTCGCTCAGTCGCTCACTGATGTCAATAGGCGATTACGCGGCATGGCTCAGAAGCAGACCTTCAGCCACCAGGATCTGCTGCACCTGAGTCATCGCCTCATCGACCATACCGTTGAGCTTTTCGTGGATGTCGGCACGCCACCGACGCCTGGTCGACTCTGGGGCAGCATCGAGGTCCCAGGTGTTCATGTCGTAGAAGCTGTCCGGCAGGATCAGAACATCCTCTTCAACCGCTTCGACGCGCTTGCGCTCCGACGCTCCAGCAGCCACTGCGGCACGAATGAGGGCCTCGCGGCGCCATTCCGGCAAGTCCAGTGGGATGTCTACCGAAACCGACCTGGCACTCTTGCGGCCGGCGCCTGGCAGTTTCGGTATGGCCCAGGCAGTGACAGCCTTGAACACGAACAGCGGTTTTGCCGGGCTCGCGATAAGTGGCTTCACCGCGGCGATCGCCTGCACCTTCTTCGCCTTGCTGGTGCTGTACTTCGCCACCAAGGCATCCCAGTGGCGCGGGATCAGCTGGTGGTGGATGCGCGCCGCCAGCCAGTAGTCGACCTGAGTTCGGTCCAGATCTCCGCCGGCGGACGACAGCGAAGCGAGGCAGCCACCCTCCTCTTCGTTCGGGTTGTACAGCTTCTGCCAGGCCTGGCCCTTCGTCGCGCCCTTCTCGCCTGCCGCCAGGGCGGCAACGACTGCTCCGGATACGCTCGAGTAGATCATGCTGCTGCCCTCCTAAGGTCTTTGAGTTTTTGCCTGCACAGCGCCTTGATGGCCTGCAGGTCTTCAATGGTCAGGCGCTGGGGCTTATGAGGCCCTTCGAGCCAATCCACCTGGTCAGCGCCGATGCGCTTCACCAACCGGATGCGGTACTCGACCGCGTTGCCCGACAGGTTCCGGTTGCACTTCACGCACTGCCGGTGGACGTTAAGCGGCTCGAAGCGCAGCTCCGGGCAGGCACCCACAGACCGGTAGTGGCCGGCGTCCCAGCGGCTGCCGGTGATGAGGTCGTGGTCACTCGGCAGGGAGTCGCAACTGATGCACGGCGATGCATCTGATGCCGACCCCGTTGAGCAGGTAGCAGGTGACGCCGCGCTGGCTGTCGTGCTGGACGTCGATGACGTTGTCTTGGGGCTTGGGCGCTGCGCCGGCGCCGGTGGCCAGCAGCGCGAGGAGGAGGGCGACCCGCATGGTTGAAGTAGGTGAACTTGGCGTTTTCCAGATCCATGCAGATTGCCTGTTGCAGATTCTCGGTGACCTTGCCGCGCTGCTCGCTGACCCAGTAGACGTCGTTCCCATTCCAGTCACCTGGCACGTGCACGTAGACGCGGGCCCCGGCCTGCAGTCCCGCGATGCGCCTGTCCTCCTCCATCAGCTGGCAGTCGACGCCGTAGTGCGCCCTGGCGTCGATGTACTCTTTCGGCCAGGGGATATCGGTGTCACGGTGGCGGCATGCCTCCTCGAAGGTGAACAGCTCAGCCTGGTCCAGGTTGGTCACGTAGCCGCGGCCTTCCTTGGCCCAGAACATCATGCCGTCGCCGACATGGCTGCGGCTGTCCTGCAGGTAGAACTGGGTCATGGCTTTCTCCATGCATGCGCCGCCCTCCGTGCTGGTGGCGGCATGGTGGATGAAATAGATGTTCGGTATAGTGTCAGGTGAGTGGCTGAACTAATTTGGTGAGTGAAGATGATTACTGTTGGTGGAAGAAAAATAATTGGGTCTGACAATATTATTGTTCCCAATGGGGAAGAGGTTGTCGTTACCTACAAGTTTGATGAGGCGGATGATGTATGCATTTCTATAGTTTTTGATGATCTTCCAGATGATGAAGAGAAAAATCCTTATCTGGAGGTTAGTGGACACCTCAATAAGAGTGCTTTTAAGTTCAGAAATTTTAACTCTGCGACCGGTCATTCCCTCGGAAAGCCTATGGTTTTTGCGGAGTCTGATGCGGGCGAGAATATATCGCTGCATGCAACTGTTTATAAATATAAGCAGTCCCATCGTATAGCATTCCAGATTATGTTGGGTGGTGATGATGAGTAACGATAATATCACCAAGACAGTAATAGTTGATGACGTGCATGAGAATACCTCTCAGGAGCTTATCAGTATTACATCCGACAAGCTGAAGCTCGCTCTTCTTGAGCATCTTAGATGCATCGAGGACATGAAGGCATGGCAGACACCTGCCAGCCTTGTTGTAGCAGTCGCGCTGGTATTTGCGACATCAACGTTCAAAGATTCGTTTGGTATTAAAGGGGATGTTTGGCTAGCTTTTTTCATGTTCTTGATGGCGGCATTTGTGGTCTGGCTTGCGCTGTCGTTGCTTAAGCTTAGGAGAAGATCGTCTATCGATGCGTTGATTGAGGCCATTAAGCGTAAAAAGACCAACGGGCATTAATTTGTAAAGGAGTGGCCACGCCTGTGAATCTGGCTGTCATTCAGAGCCTAGAGCAATGCGCTACACGGTATGAGTAGTCCACTATCGTCAGGGTCGTCGCCAAGCAGCAGATCATGCACACGAAGCTCTCGGCCGATGCGGAACTGGTCGAGCCTGCGCTCCACGATCTTGGAAATCTTGATTTCGTGGCGCGGAGCACTGAGGAAGTGGCGGGCAGCTTCAGGCCCTAATTCATGGATGCGGTGGATCAGCAGGGTCATGGCCTCGCCGTTTTCCTCGACTTCGGCCCATTGCATGATCTCGCCAAGGGCCTGGCGTGTGCCGGCGCGGGCCTTCATGCGCAGGTCTTCTTCACCGTGCTTGGACGCCTACCCTCCCCAACCACTCACATGAAGGGTGCGAAGATGCCCGGCGATGAGAAGCGGAGATTTGCCGAGGCGCTGGAGCACTGGGCGGAAGCTGTGGATGCGATCCGCGCCCGGGATCGGGCCGAGGCCATAGCCCAGGTCGAGGAGTTGGAGAAGTTACGCCTCAAGCGGGCGTTTCACGCCAGTGACCTTGGGAGGCACCATGCCTGGAAGGAGCGGAATCAGGGGTGAGGCCAGACGCAAGAAGCCCAGCGCGGGGCTTGGTCTGAATAGCTAGGGATCTCACGGCCCTCAGCCATAGTCACTGCGAAATTGGGAGCTTCGGTATTGGAGGCATATCAGCCTCTTCCTTCGAGAAAAAGACATCTTCTGTTAGGTTTGTGGGAATCGTATAACCTACCTGAACAACCCCGGCAAGAGACGTAAGCCGCCTTAATACTTCTAACTTATAAAAGTCAATTTTCTTGAAATCCAGCTGTTGGTTATTATTTTGACGCTCAATTCCTTCAAGGGCCGAAATAAGATCCGCTGTCATCTGCGACAGCTCAGGGCTATTAACTTCTGGGGCTAGCTTCTGTACGCGGCCTCGACACTCGGCGATGGAGGAAAACATTGCCTCGTGACTCATTTGTGCGTGAGTCCTTGTGAACACCGCTCGCCTGTAACAGTCCTTCACAATTGTTTTAACCACCTCTAAAGATTTTACCTCCTCTTGGCTAGGAGTGGTCCAAATCACGGCCAAGAGCAACGCAGCCACGCTCGCGATCACTAACGACACCAACATCTTAGGAACCAAGGGAAGTCCCGCCGCCCAAGGAATCAGCTTTTGTAATTGCTCAACCAATTCCACAGCTTGACTCCTTGAGAAAGGCAATGAACCATCATCCACCTAATCCACTATTTCGACCATCCTGTCCACCCATCCACCCTGGACGGAAAGCCAGTACGCGGGCTGAGCCGTGGCGTAGTAGCGTTGTGCCTCCCAACGAACCGCCCCGGTCCGTTGCCGGAAAGCCCAAGGACTGGGGCGCACATGACCTAGGAGGTTATTTTGACAGACCCACGCATTATCGATGCCATCAATTCGCATGCGGCGGACATACAGAACATCAGCTGTATCCTTGGCGGGCTGTTGCAGCAGCTGAGGGATACCCAGGGTGTAGAAGGTCTTGATCGAGCGAAAGATTTTGCTATTCAAGCAGCCAAGTCTCTATCGAAACCTGGGGCAGTAAGCCCGGATATCGCTCATATCACTAAAGTTTTCGATCAGCACAGGTGATCAGCTGCATGGCTGGGCCGCTTGAATAGGCGTCCCAGCTTTTGGCCGAATTCCAACCCCGATCCCTGCTGGCAAATATGGCTTGCTACAGACAGTTTGAGTTCCCATTCTCTCTTGCATACCCCTCTCGCGCTGGATCCAGTCCCAAACGTCAGGACTTGGAGCCAGTCGGATAGCAGCCCCAGGCGGATCAGCCAGCCCCAAAAGTGACGTAGGGGGCATAGGTCGACTCATGGGCATTCCTTTGTCGAGCAGGATGACATAAATAGGCCTTGACCGAACCCTGATTTAGGATCAAGATCTTGTTACCAGATCTAGAGCCTAGATCAGGATTCTATATTGGAGATACTCATGCGCACACCTCTTCAAACCGCAATACTGCTGTCTGTACTTTTCAAGCGTTCGGAGCTCAGCCGCGTTCGCATTAGCCAAAAAACTTTGAAGCTTCTCTCGTATCGGTCCCGCTTAAAATCTGCCTTCGTCGTTTCCGTTTCTGATGCACTTGCCGACTTCGGTTTGTACTTGATCGAGTTGGACACTGGCGGTTACGCCCTGGTTTCGGCAAAGAGCCTGGAAGGCGCTAAAGCTGTCACGGCAAAACGCTTGATGGGGGACCTACTTAAGCGGCTTGTTGATGGCTCTGAGCTGGACTTCGAATCCTTGGAAGAAGAAGCCCTTGCGGAAGCCGAGGATCCGGTTGAGGAGGACTAAAGCTTATACCCGTGCCGCAGCCACCTGCGGCACACCTACCCCACCATTCGAAATGTCACAACCTTCCCACCAGTGTAAATGTCCCGCTTCATAGCAGCCCGCACCGCCTCTTCTGCGTTTGCGCCCATATCCATCGCTGCCAGGGCATAGGCAGAGCCACTTCCGATAGCGTCGGGGTTTTCCGGGTCGAGCTCCTGCCGCCAGATGCCCGTCTTGTCGTCATGACCAACCATCAGCAGCTTCCCGTCATCAACGGCGTATCCGGAGCACTCCACAGCGACTGCCGATGGCGTCCCGAAGTACGCAGCGATCAACGCCTTCTCGTCACACACTGCGCCCGATAGGAAGAAACTGACACCATCTACCACCTGGCATTTGGGGGCATTGTCCGAAACGATGGCTCCGCCCCGGGTTTGGCGAGAGTCGTAGGCGATGACGCCGTCTTTGTAGGCGATGGTGGTCATGGCTGCTCTCAGGCGAATGGATCGGCAGGTTTTGCGATCGAGCGCACGAACCACATAAAGCCCTGCTGCAGGTTGGTCTTCGCCAGGGCCAGCAGTCGCGGGTCAACGCCTTCGATCTGCCCGATCTGCTTGAACAGCTCGCCGGCATCGGCCTCCAGGGCCTTGATCGAGTTCATGCCGTCGATCTCGCTCTGGGTGAGGTCGCGGTAGCCGGTGATCTTCTTGTGCTGGTTGTCCATGGTGACTCCCTCAAAGGTTCGCGCCACGAAACGGCGCGTTGTTGTTTTGTGGCGCGACCTACGACTTTCGCCGCTCAATACCGCCCGGGCCGTACCTGCAGTCACGCAGGCAGTGCTCGCAGTTCAGCACCCGGCACAGCCATGCCTTGACCCGCTGCCAGTACATGACGATGAAGATGTGACGGGCGCCGGCCAGGGCCAGGCTGACGTAGAGGGTCGTCCCGGCCATCGACGGCGTGAGGAACCTGTGTTCGGCGCGAGCCAGCAGCGCACAACCAGAATGACAACTACGGGCAGCAGAGCCAGCAGGCCGCGCCGCCGGACAACTTCGACGACGATATCCCATTCGCCCCGCTCCCCCATCTCGCAGGTACGTAGCCATGTTCCCGCGCAAACCCAAGCAGATACACCCGCTGGCCTACTACCAGGGCCGCACCGTCCGGGCCGCCAATCGATGCCGTCTGGCCCAGCCCTACCCCGAAATGACGATCGACAGCGCCTGGTGGCTTGCCGGCTGGCATGACTGCGATATGGAGCTATCCCATGAACCGAAAAAACCTGCGCTCGCTACAGCTGCATAGGCGCCGCGACCAGTTCAACTTGCCGCCCAGCGGATTGAAGGAGGTGCTGCATGGCGATGACTCAGCAGCAACGCGACGAGAAGCGCAGGGCCAGGGCCGAGCGCCTGCAGGAAGAAGACCTGCGCTTGAAGGTTCGACCAGGGACTAAGCAGGCCCTACTGGAGCTGATGGAGTGGGCTGGGATCGAGGAACAGGGCGAGGCGATGACGCTGATGATTCATCACATCGAAGCGCTCGGGCATCACGCTCTGTTCAGAATCGCGCGCCACGAAATCGAAGCTCACCGAGTTGTGGCGCGAACTGAGTCGCTGCGGTTGTCAGCCAGGAAGCGGACTGGCCAGCACCTTCGCGCCATCTGCGGCTGGGCCGACGCCACCTACAGCCAGATGATCGAGGCGCTAATTCACGGTATCCACGCACTGGGCAGACTGCACGCGGCGAAGTTTCTAACCCCGCCGCGGCATGAAATCAGCATCTCGCCCCGACTGGCCCTGGCCTTCGACAGGAAGAGCATGCTGATGATTCAGCAGGATCCTGGCGACGAAGTTGTCGCGCCGAGGTCACCAGCCTGATGGTTTGTTGTTGGTGCAAAAGTTGACCCACTCCAAAGACGCAGTCGTGGCGGCGTTATGCAGGTCCCAGTACTTTTCGTAGGCACCTTCGCCAGAAAGCTCTGGATCGCTGTCTAGCAGCTCTCGCGTCTCTTTAGATTTTTCAGCAACCCGGTCCGAATACTCGCGGCATTTATCGAAGTATTCACGGTTCGTCATCATCGCACTGTTCTCCTTGATTGGCATCATGCCGGGCCGCCATAAAACACTAACCAACATCAAAAAGCCACCTCACCAAGGTCTAACCGGCCACGGAGGACGGCGCATGCATGGAGAAAGCCATGAGCGATACTGAAGCCAGCCCGAGCCTGGCAACCGGCCACCCGATGGCTGCCGACACCTGGCAAGACTTCGTTGCTCGACTTCGACACCACTGCAACGGCCAGGGTGTGAAGTGGCACCACAGGCATGCGCGCTGTTCACCGTGCAGCAGAAGCGCATCGACTACGGCTTCGACCGTGACTATGCCGAAGGCTTGGTGGTCTGCCTGGAGGATAGGAGGTGGTTCAGTCCAGTGGATTACTGGAATGACCTCGACGAGGAAGAGCAGCAGGAAATCAACCAGTCCGTTCAGGCCGACCACGAGTGTGATTTCCTCGACCTGGATACGGATGGCCAGTGGGAATTCCTGGCCGAACTCGACGACCACACCGTCACCGGCTGGAACAAGCACTGGGAAATCGTGAACAGCCACTTCACCAGGGAAGCGGCCGAGGCCTTCATTCGCCGGAAGCAGCACGACTACCCAGAGCTGCGGGTTTACGTCGAGTCGCAGTACTACGCCTGGGAGTTCGAAGCCATCAAGGCCGCGATCCTCGACGGCACGCTGGTCTACCAGCCAAAGCCAGCAACTGATGACGCTACCGCCGCCTGACCATCCCGCGCTGCCCGCCATCTGCTCAACCCTGGCCTGAAGACTCAGGCCTACGGCAGTACTTCTCATGCTCCTGCTGGGAATAGCAACCCTGGTCGCAGTTTAGATAGTTATCCCAGCTCGTGCCCCAAATTCGGACTCCAGCAACCGCAGTAAGCACAAAGCCCCAAGCCCAGGGCTGAGGGATCCAGGCAGCCATAACCATGCTTGCAGCGACAATGGCGATACCACCCCACCATCGTTGCCTCTTCGAGAATTTCGAAACCACTGCCCGCTCTCCCTGCAAATAAGCGGCGAAGCATACCACTCGCTTAACTGAGCCACATGCGGCGCTGCCCGCCAGCGCCTCGACAGGCTAAACGTCAGTGTTTTTCAACAGCCACTTGTAGAGTCGGCCTAACGGACTCTGACGGGCATTGATCACGCGGGCTAGCTTTTGTACTTCCGCCCTGCGAGTTCCATAAACCTCTTCCAATATGAACTCTGTTATTTCGAGGGCGTGAATAGCATCGTCATGTACCATTTCGGTTCCGGGATGACTTCCGTGATTCCCTAGCACTTTCAGCGCATGGAATAGCTCCTTGACATTCTTTTGATCATCAGGAAGAAGTTTTACCCTATTTCCGAATGGTATAAAATTTCTGCCATTTTTTTCTGGAATACCAAGATGACTTAGTATTACTTCGGCCGCAGTTCTGACACTGTTGCAGCAAGCAGCTGGACTGGAAAAGAATAATTCGCACGCAGTCGACAGGGGGAGTATCACCTCTTTTGGAGTCGATGCCGGGTAGTCAATCAGCTGAAGGGGTGGATGAAAATACGACGGCGTATAAACTTCCGAGTACTGCCGATCCCAGTCACCATTATCATCGGGAATGATTTCTTCCTCGACAGATCCTCGACCTACAACAAATACAGTTTCTCTACAGTCTACACATTTGAGCGAAGTGCTGAATGCGAGCCTAATCATTTCCGGCTCCCACCAGTCCTCATGATGCTCCGACTTTGATTCTTCGGTTTCTACCGAACGAAACTCCCCATCAGGGCGCAGCGTCGCCGAATAGCAGTGAGGACACTTGTATTCGAATATTGAGTCTTTTGTGAATGCTCGATTCAAAATTTCTTTATTCATACACTTTCCCAAGCTATTTAGCGAAGTGGCTGCGGCATCATAGGGAAGCCTATTTGCCAAGACAACTGGAAGTGGAGCGACACAGCACTTTCCCCAAGCACGAGACCTGCTCGCGCAGTCGACATATGAAGGCAAAGTCGGAGACTCAAGCATGACCTCCCTAAACATATACAGGCACAATTTCACCGCGGTCTGCCCAAGCGACGCCGAGGTGATCCTCTACAGCTTGGAAATCCGTAGCAAGGCGATGATCCGCGTTGAGCACATCAAGACTGCCACCGCGCTGATCAAGCAAGGCTGGCACGAGCAGATCGCCGACGACCTGGCCGAACGCTTCGGTGGCGACCAGGTGATCAAGGCGGTGCACCAGGGCGTCAAGATCGAAACGGTGAGGCTGAGCGGATGATCCACTACCACGGCACGCCTATCGGCGGAACGCGGCAGGATGCGGCGCGACTGCTTGCCGGCAGGCACGCCCTGGTACCTTTCCCGAGGCAGGACGACTTGGGCATCGTCGCCGAGGCCTGTCAGTCCTTCGTCTTCGACAACGGCGCGTTCACCGTGTGGAAGAAAGGCGGCCAGGTCGATGTCGATGGCTACACCCGCTGGGTGGATGACTGGCACCGGCACCCCGGCTTCGATTGGGCCCTGATCCCTGACGTGATCGACGGAGACGAAGACGCCAACGATCGGCTGCTCGAGCAATGGCCTGGCTACCTGCCCGGCGTGCCGGTCTGGCATATGCACGAGTCGATCGAGCGCCTGCAGCGTCTGGCCCTGTCCTGGCGCATTGTTGCCCTGGGCAGCTCCGGACAATGGCGATCGCCCGGGACCCCAGCGTGGTGGAAGCGGATGGGCTCAGCAATGGATGCCATCTGCGACGACCAAGGCCGGCCTCAATGCCGTCTGCACGGCCTGCGGATGCTTGACCCCGCGATCTTCCAGAGTCTGCCGCTCGCATCGGCTGATAGCACGAATGCCGCAGTGAACGGCGGCAGCATCAGTCGCTTCGGTATGTACACCCCGCCGTCGGCCGGCCAGCGCGCCAGCGTGATCGCCGACCGAATTGAAGCGCACACCAGCTCTCCTATTTGGCAGCGCGAGAGCCAGACAGAACTGGCCCTGTAAGGACCTCCCAATGACCACAGCAATCGACCTGTTCGCCGGCCTAGGCGGATGGAGCACCGGCGCGCGCGCCGCAGGCGTCCAGGTTCTCTGGGCGGCAAATCACTGGCCTGAGGCGGTGAAGTGGCACGCAGCCAATCACCAAGACACCGACCACGTATGCCAGGACCTGCACCAGGCTAACTGGGCAGCAGTTCCGCGAACCGATATCGGCATCGCCTCACCCTGCTGCCAGGGTCACGCAAAAGCCCGCGGCAAGAAGAACGGCAACCCGGAACACGATGCGTCGAGATCCACGGCCTGGGCCGTTCCATCAGCGGCTGAGGTGCTGCAGCAGGACGCCTGGGTTATCGAGAACGTGCCCGAGTTCGTCAACTGGGTGCTCTACCCCAGCTGGGTGGATGCCATGCAGCGGCTCGGGTACCAGGTCGCACCGCACATCGTGGACTGCGCCGATCTGGGCGTCCCGCAACACCGGGTGCGCCTGTTCCTGATTTGCACCAAGAGCAAGGCGCCGATCCAGCTACAACTGCAGCAGTGCGAACATGTGCCGGCGAGCAGCTTCCTCGACTTCGACGCCGGGCGTTGGTCATCAATAGAGAAACCAGGGCGCGCACAGGCCACGCTTGATCGGGTACGCAATGGCCGCCAGCGCTTCGGCGACCGATTCATCATGCCCTACTACGGCAAGGGCTCCGGCACCACCGGCCGCGACATCAACCGACCAATCGGAACCATCACCACCCTGGACCGCTGGGCCTTGGTTGACGGTGACCGGATGAGAATGCTCAGCGCCAGCGAGGCCTTGGCCGCCATGTCGTTTCCAGCTGACACCCTGCGCCCTGACAACCACCGGTTGACCATGCACATGGCAGGCAACGCTGTGCCGCCGCTGGCCGGGCAGAGAGTGATTGAGGCCCTACTGAAAGCGGCCTAAATCACCATTTCTCATCAGGATCTTTGGTGTGAAGGTTCTTCACGTCGTACTTATGGACATGCGCAAGCACGGCACCACTCTCATCGAAAAGAACGTAGTCATTCTTAGAATCCGCAACTCGAACTGCGTTTTCGTACTCGACCGAGCGGCCGTCGTGAAACTCGATTTTTACACCCATAGCGATAACTCCCTGTTGATGGAGGAATGACTATGGCACATAGCCTTCAATCTTCAAGGTATCCCCATGCCCACAGAAAACCGATCCAGCAACACCCGCGAGCACCTCGACGCGCTCTGGCGACAAATCCAAGACAGCGCCCTGCGCAGCGAAGATCCGCCCCACGTTCGATTTGCTGCTGCCCTCCTTGCCCAGCCTGCCGAGCAGCACCAGGGCGAGCCAGTGGCGCTTCCATCTTGCACGGCCAGACTGAGCGAATCGCATGACTGGGACCAGGGCTATCGCGGCGGCTGGAGGGCCTGTCTCGACGAAATCGCCAAGCTCGGACCGCTCTACACCCACGCCGATCCTGGCGAGGTTGAGCGACTGCGCTCATGCCTTGATGCGTGGATGAATGTCGCGGCCCGGAGGCTTGCGGATTGGAAGCAGGCTGTCGAAGCGAACGAGCGTCAACACGCCAAGCTGGCCGAGCGGGATGCGCTGCTCACCAAGATGAAAGCCTTGTTTCGCGCGGATGATCCATTCGACCTTTACGATGCGGTGTGCGCGGTCCTACCCGCCAGCGCAGAGCCGCGCGCGACAACCCCGCAGACGATCAACGGGCACAAGCTCAACTGCAAAGCGGTCGACGACTACAAGCCGGGACAATGCAGCTGCGGCGTAGAGATTGACCACGAAATCCCCGGAACCTCCTTCCAGCGACTGAACGCTCTGGCCAACCAGGGCGAATAAGTTGCAGCTCGCAAAGAGCACATTTGTACTCCACCCAGCTGTAACCCCTCTCCCCTCTATTCACTGCCGCGAGTGCGGCCAAGGAATCGTCATGCCCAAGAAAAGGGTGCCCATGAAGGCCCGCATAGAGAAGAAGCTCAGCAAGCGCATGGTGGAGCTTTTGCCATCGGTCTACCGCAATGCCTGGCGTGATCAGGAGCCAACCGAACTGGCGTACGACCAAGGCTCCAGTGTGCGACACGTTCTGAGCGTGGGCGGCGGCGTGGACTGCTGGGGCGAAGGCCAGGACGCGTACACCGTATGGGAGGACTGGTGGATTAACTGGTGCTGGCACGGTCCGTTTGAGGCCTACCCGAGCGGTCATCGCTTTGAGGGATATCCCAACATCGATGGATTCCGGCCCACCACAATCAACCTACTGAAGCTGGCCGCCCAGTGCGAACAGACCAGCAAGGAGTGGCCATGACCCGCCTCGCCCTCCTCCTCGCGCTGCTGGCCACCGGCGCCAGCGCAACCGAGAACGTCATCGACGTGCAGCACGACAGCCAGCGCGGCGTCACCTGCTACATCCTCAACGAGTCGTCGATCAGCTGCATCCCCGACGGCCAGCTGCAGGCCGGCAACGAGCGCCAGCTCTCACCGCACGAAACACAACCCGAACCTACACCCGCACTGGCGCCTGGGCGCTGGAATGATGAGAGGTATCAACTGTGAAGGCGCTTTCAATTCGCCAACCATGGGCCTGGCTGATCATGAGCGGTGGCAAGGACATCGAAAATCGGACCTGGCACACGAAGTTTCGAGGTCGCTTCTTGGTGCACGCTGCCGCCGGCATGACCCGGCGCGAGTTTCTCTCGGCGTTTGATTTCATGGCGCAAAGAGGGATAAAGCCGCCATTCCCTGTGCCGCCTGACAACCTGTTGCGAGGCGGGATCATCGGCTCCGTAGAGCTGGTCGACAGCCTCGATCACAGCGAATCTCCCTGGTACATGGGAGAGAAAGGGTTCGCCCTACGTGATCCGCGACCGTTGCCGTTCGTGCCGATGAAGGGGCGCCTGGGGTTCTTTGACGTGCCTGATGACGCGCTGTGCACCTGCCCGAGTGGAAACGGCTCACTGCGCTGGCCGTGTCCGGTTCATCCGCCGACCGAGGGAAAGTTATGACCAGTCAAACAACCGATGTTCAGGGCCTGATGAAGGCCTGCCAGCGCGGCGTGGCCGGCAAAGGCCCTGCGATCGAGGCGGCAAACAACCTGCTTGCCGAGTGCTACGGCCTGCTGGGCAAGCTCGCTGCCGAGAACGAGGCGCTGCGCAAGGATGCCGAGCGGTACCGCGTCCTCCGCCAGGCCGACGTTGACACCATCCAAAACGGCGGACTGTTCGCCGGCCTGGTTCCAGACAATATCGTGATTAACGACCACGACTTGGATAGGCGAACTGATGCCGTCATCGCCGAACGCAAGGAGGCCAAACCATGATCGCCCTCGCCTACATGGCCTACCTGATCTATCGGGCACCGCGATGATCGGCATGAGCAGGATCTACCCGCACATGACGGAGAAGGAAGAGCAAGAGCACTTCCGGAAACTGCTCGCCGAAGAAGAGCGCCAGCGCATCGCCAAGTTCTCCACGCTCAAGGCTGAAGATCACCATACCCACTGCCGCGACTGCGGCCGGTTCGTCGATAAGAGCCGCTGGCTGCTCAAGACCTCCGCATGGGCACAGCGCAGCCAACGCCCACTGTGCGCGCCCTGCTTCGACGAATACGATTTCGACTACTAACCCCTCCCCCAACTGCTCAAGCCCGCCGGCGAAATCCTGCAGCTAGTAGTACAAGGCCTGGCACCAACAAGCCAATCGCGGTGTAACCGAAAGCAGCCTGCCCAGATGCTCCGATAGCGGCGAATGCAGCGCCGATCGAAATCAGTGGCGCAGCAACGAAGTAGAACGGTTTGGCTGTCTTGCCCATATCGATCCTCCTGTTTGATCAACCCTTTTAACACATGAGCCCGCCGACATGCGCGGGCATGGAGAGCTATTGCCATGACGAAAGAAGAACTGGCCAGTTTGCCCGAGAAGATCCGGATCGCCACCGAAGCCGGCACGTCTGCCGCAAATGAATGCCAGGACGACGGCGGCAGCGCCAACCTGGACCGGGTTGTCATACCGCTGCGCGGCATGCGCGCCAGCCTGATCAAGGACCTGCCAGGTGATGTTTACCCGGCCAGCACCTACCACCCACGCGGCCTGCACCTATCGGCGCCGTTCGCCGGCATCGGCAACCGTCGGTACGCCGGCGTCCAGGCCATGTACCAGTCACTCAAAGACCAGGGCGTCGACTGCTACGTCTACTACCAGCTCGATTGACCACCAACCTACCGCCACCGGCGGAGTGGAGACCATCCCATGGAACATGCAAGCGAGTTCCTCGACGAGGAAGAGGTGGTGCGGGTTACCGGCTACCAGCTCCCGAGCAAACAGATCACGTGGCTGGCCAACAATGGCTGGCAGTACACGCTCACCCGGGCCAGGCGGCCCATTGTCGGCCGGGTATACGCCAGGCTCAAGATGGCAGGCGTCAAGCCAACGGCAACGAATGCCACGGCTGAAACATGGACATTGGACTTATCGCGCGTGGGGTAGAAGGTGCGCCATAGAAAAAAGGAAAACCGTGACCTGCCGGAGCGCATGCTTCGGCGGACCCGGAAAAGGAAAGGCGGGAAAATTTGGGTTGCGTACTACTACTGCGGTAGGGACGCGGACGGAAGGAGGGTCGAAATCCCTTTGGGGCAGGACCTGGCAGAAGCCAAGCTGGAGTGGGCACGCCTGGAGCAGAAGGCAAGGCCTAAGGTTATGGCAACTATGGGCGAGCTGTTCGATCGGTATGAGCGGGACATCATCCCGACGAAAGCGCCGCGCACTCAGAAAGACAACAAGTACGAGCTGGAGCGCCTGCGCAATGCGTTCGGTGACGCGCCGATCGAGGCAATCAGCCCGCCGGTCGTCGCCCAGTACCGCGACGCCCGCACCGCGAAGACTCGGGCAAATCGGGAGATCGCCCTGTTGTCGCACGTTTTTACCATGGCCATGGAGTGGGGCTTCGCCGAGCGAAACCCCTGCCTGGCGGTTCGCCGCAACAAAGAGAAGGTCCGCGACTTCTACGCGGCCGACGAGATCTGGGATGCGGTGTACGCCGAAGGCGACCAGGGTCTTAAGGACGCCATGGATCTGGCCTACCTGGCCGGCCAGCGCCCTGCCGACACGCTGAAGTTCAGCACGGTCGACCTCGACGAGGACTACTTGTGGGTCGACCAGAACAAGACCGATAAGAAGTTGCGAATTCGCCGGCACGTGAATGGCGTACTGACCGGCCTGGGCCTGTTCATCGAGGCGCTGCTTGAACGGCGCAAACTGCAGGGCGTGCGAAATTCACGCCTGATCACCAATGACGCGGGACTGCGCATGAGCTGGGAAATGCTGCGCAACCGCTTCGCAGAAGCGCGGGACAAGGCAGCGAGGAAGCTCGCTGCCGATGGCAACGCTGACCTGGCCGCCAAGGTTCGTCAGTTTCAGTTCCGCGACATCCGCCCGAAGGCTGCCTCGGAGATCGAGGATATCAGCCACGCCAGCCGATTGCTGGGGCACTCGAAAGAAGAGATCACCAAGCGGGTTTATCGCCGCGTGGGCGAGGTTGTGAGCCCAACGAAATAG